CTATTCCATTTATCCATTCTGTGTAAGTTACTTTTTTACTGATTTGTCCGTTTACTAAATAAGTTCTCATTGGTTTCATAATATAATTTTTTTGTATAGATAACTATGTGCTATCTATGGTTGTCTATTGTTTTTTAAATATTAATTATTAATGCTCTGTCATCTACTACTAAATCTACTAACTTATTATCTAATAAATGTTTCCACTCATTATGTATATTTAGCACTTTCATCATACCTTTTGCAGTCTGTGGCTCACTATCTTTCTCGTTTAGCCATATTGCAAATGTCTGTTTTCCATCTCCCCTATGCTCTCCTATATGCTGAAAAGGGCTACTCCATTCATCTGATAATTGCTTTATCAAATCTGTTCTTGTAGTAGTAATTTCTATTTTTGGATTTTTCATATCTGTTGTATTTAAAAATATTTTCATTGTGTTTGTTTTTAGTTAATTAATTTTTGTATAATCTTTCCTTTACTTATGTAATATTCTTTTAACTTATTGTAAGCCAATCTATCACAATAAAATTCTCTCTGATGTTCTACTCCTACTTCTGGATTCCATCTTGAAATGTTGAGGGTTTCATCACAACAAATCATTGTCTTTTTATTTTCTAATTGTATGTAAATATCTTCTCTCATTATTTCTGTTCTTGTTTTAATGTTTCATTTAGACCATTTACTCTCATCATTACAATAGTTACTGATGATTCATATTCATCTTTGTTATAAATTGTACATTCTTTTCTATCATAATAATATCCTTTGGCTGGTCTAAATTGCTTACATAATTCTGCGTAACTCATATCTTTCATATCTTCCTCCTTTATATAATCTGTTGCTACTTCATACGCTTTTGTTAGATTTGAACATAATCCTAAAATTCCATCTTCGCTACCACTTACTACATACATTTTTTTTAATTCTGACATTTGATTTTGTGTTTTTTAATTATATGTAAATATACAATGTTTTTTTAAAGTATGCAAATTATTTGCACATTATTTATAAGTTTATTTAGTTATTCTATAATACTCTTAAATCTTGTTTTCCTATAAAACTCTCATCTACCTTGTGATTTAGCCATCTGTGATTGAAACAAACTTTAACGGCTACCCACATATTTAAGCGTTGACTCGCCCAAGCATTTGCTTGTTTTTCTGTGTGAAATTTTGCTGGTTTAGTATTGAAAGTATCTATTGTGGTTTCACACTTTGATTCATTCTCGTTTGCTATCTGTAAACTTTCTTCATCTAATACTACCCATAATTTAGTAGATTTTTCTGTTGCTGTAAATTGTCCTCTCATAATTTCTATTTTTTTATTTATTAATTATTAAAAATTGCTTCTCATTGCATTTCCTCTTGTCGCTTGTTCTCCATTTGAAATCCCAAAAGTTAAATGTCCAAAATGCTCTCTACAAAACTCCATTGTAATTTCATCATCAAACTTCATACGCTTATCATTTAATCTTAACTCAAACCAAATGTTCTGAAATCCGTTGTCAAAAGTGTGTAATGTAATAAATGCTCTATCTTCTATTGCATCAAATCCTTCTGTTGATAAACATTGTAATTCATTTGTTGTGATTTTTCTTCCTCCGATGTGTTTGCTAAAATTTTCCATTTTGTGTTTTTTTATGTTATTAATTATATGTAAATATACATTTATTTTTCATTGTATGCAAATATATTGCAACAATATAACATAGGTAGTTTATTGATTATCAATCAGTTACGAATATAAGAAGAAAATTGTTGTTATTTGTTGCAAATTTATTGCAAAAAGACGTCGCTTTTGTGTGCATTTAAAGAGATGCAGTAAACATTTAATAGATATTAGTAGGCAATATGCCAGTCTGCACCCCCTTAAATGCTAAATAGGAGAAGGCTATTATGAGACCTCCCCCTATTTAAACAAGTACACAATTATAGAAAACGTTAGGTTTTATTTTTTACCAGAATCGGCAATCCCTTGACCTAAAACAAGTGTTAAAAGTGAGTAAAATACTTGTGTAGCAGTTTCTACGTCCATACCTAAAAACTTGCACATCACTGGTACTACAATGCTCGAAATTGCATACCAGAATTTTTTTGATTTAAGCATCTGCCCTAAAACGAATTTTTGTAAGAATATCATATTATCTATTTTTGATTATTAAATTAATGTTTCCACTTCTTTCTCCCTTATTTGTTAAATTCTGCATTAAACTTGTATGTGCTTTTTTGCTTAATCCAACAAAATTTTTCTTTCTAGTTTGTCCAGTTAATATGCAGCCCTTACTATTTGAGGTATTATTTCCTATATGAAATAAGATATAACTTCTGTTAGGTACTTCATTAACTATTAGATGATTGTATTTGTAACTTCTTGATTCATCTGCACTTCTTATTCTAATATTATATTTACCTTCTGGAATGCAAGATATGCTTTTTTGATTGTCTAACCAAGGCAATTCTAAAGTTTCACACTCATACTCTCCATCTACATATAATTTCCCTAATGTAGAGTCTTGTGTCATATCATCTCTAATTAGCAGTAAATTGATAGGTTTAGGCTCACAGAACGCCTTTAATATGATGTCTTTAACCTTACCTATCATTCTTCATTTTTTTGGCTTGATTGTATATAGTGATAATAATTGCTAATGATAGAGATAATGTTGTAAGCATAGCGTTAAAATCTACAATACCAATTCCAATAGCCCCTAAATTTGTTGTCCATAAAAAAACCGATTCTTTCACACTATTTTGTATTTCTGATTTCATAATAATTTCTTATTATATTAATTCGTTTTATTACAAACCCATAGCTTACTGGTGTAAGTTAAATTTGCATTAATTAAGTTTGTTGTTATTCCGTTGTATCTAATTGTCATATTCTGGTAAGTATTCGTTATCTTGTAATTCCCACATTTCTATTCCTAATCCGTCTCCACACCATAAATTAGCATTATATTCTGTGTGCAAAATAAATTTTTTCCAACTCTCAAACATAAAGAGATAATCCTCAATTATTTGCGAAGTTATTACGAGAATTTCAGTACCATCTAAACTAGTGTATTTATAAGAGATAAATTGCTTATTAAGAACATCAAATTGCTGAGAATTTAATAGGTAATAATTTTTCATTTATGTTTGCATTTAGTTAATCCTATTAATTCTTTTTCTAAATTAACAATCCTATCTGAACATTCATTTATTACTTTAATCTTTTTTTCAAGCCTATTTTCTAATACTTCTAAATCCTCTCCTAATTGATTTATTTGACTGTAAGCAATTCCCATTGTAAAAATGATTCCTATAATCCATATAATATTTCCTATATTAAGAGTAAAATCTTTCATTATATATTTTCAAAATTACTGTTTCCACTTACTACAAAAGGATTCCCACCATTACCACTTGAATCAGTTCCATCTCCCTCAAATTTATAATAGCCTTTTAAATTACTTGCTGCTGAATGTGTAGTTAAATCTTTTGGAGTTCCCTCATTATAAATTTCAGCAACTTCCGAAGCTGATAATTGCTTATTCCACCAAGACAAATCATTGTATTTTGTTTCAGCACTATCTCCAGATTTTGCGTAAGACCAAGAATTACTCCCTACTGTTATTTGTCTGTCGGCAGTTGTCATATTTACTGCACCATTACTATTTCCATTAGCATAATATCCACTACCCATATCAGTCCCATTCCAGTACATTTTTGCATAGTTACCTCCAGCATTTGCCGTAGCACTTTGTGTTATGGTTATTAGTGTAAAATTATCATCTCCAACATTCCCTCTATTTGAAGCACTCCAATAACTACTTCCTAATCCAGACGCTTGATAAGCAGCAGCATAATTTCCAGAATTAACTTGCATTAGCCAAAAATTCTGACTATATCTTGTAGGGCTTCCAGATGCAAATTGATAATAAATTCTATTATTATCTTCTCTGTAATAAATTCTAATTAAATTAGTGTAAGATACATAAGGGTCTACGGCAGATGCAAATAAATGTATATTAGTATTTAATGATGTAGACCACCCTACTTTTATCCAAAAACTAATTGAATAAGCATCTGATTGTCTAAAATTAAATTTACCATTAGTATCTGCTAACCTTATTGACTGCCCTACTCCAGTTGTTATTGACCTTGAGACACATTTTGTATTTGTAAAACTTGCTGGTATATCAACTCCATTAACTGTACTAATTGCATTTTTTTCTACATTAGAAACTTTATTAATATCTCCAATAGGGACATTTGTTATTTTATCTATGCCCATTAAGCGTTAAGAATAAAAGTATTGTCTGGACTAAAATAAATACAATCTCCATTTTCCTCTATTCCATATCCTATAATTCTTACTGCTTCCCCACTCTGTGATGGTCTTGTAGTAACTACTCTCCCAGCCGTTGGACTTAAATAAACCGAAGCACCAGCCACATCTATTGCATCAAACATTGTAACTGCACCATTTAGCAACATTCCGTCTACGGCTGGATTTGTCCCCATCGCTACGGCTAATAATCCTTCATAGTATCCAGTCGCATTATTGTCGGTTGCATACCATACTACACCACCTTCCTCTCCTTGTTTCATAGTATAAACTTTTCCAGCAACTGTTGTGCCAGTACCAATGAACGTGATATCCCCACTACCACGTCCATCAGTGCTTGACTGTATATTTACAACTCTGTCCTTTCTTTTTTCATATTTCTGTGAAGCCATAATGTAAAAATACTAAAATTAATTATTTATCCTATTAATTGTACTAAAACTGTAACATCTCCAGATGATGGTGCTGTTGCAAATCCTATTGTTACTGCACTAGTACTCGTTCTAACTACATCAGCATATACTGTTTCAAAACTAGATGTGTCATACATTTGTACCATAACTGCTCTACTACCTAAATTATGAGTAACTGTTGCAGATACACTTCCTCCAACTGTTGTTGAATAGCGTCTTGCTTGTAACCCAGCCGGTGTAACTGCTAAACTTGCAGATGAACTTGTTTTAGCTTCTGTTGTAGTAGCTAATTCAACAATACCTTTTGTAGTTAAATTTGCGTCAGGCTCATCTCCAGTATTTGTTCCAGATTGTCCACTTAAATAAGTACTTGAAATTGCAGTTCCTTGCCATACACCAGTTCCAATAGTACCAACTGTTGTTAATGATGTGTTTCCAGCCGTTGGAGATTTTCCAGCTAATGCAGATGTTATTCCACTAGCATAAGAAGCATCATCTCCGATTGCTGCTGCTAATTCATTTAAAGTGTCTAATGCACCTGGAGCTCCTCCAACTAATGAAGTGATTTTTCCAGTAACATAAGCCGTAGTTGCAATCTGTGTAGAGTTAGTTGCTGCACTTGCCGTAGGTGCAGTTGGTGTCCCAGTTAATGCTGGAGAAGCCTTTGGTGCTAAATTTGCAACTGTCATTCCTTTAACTCCAGCTAAATCTGTTAATTCTGAATCCATTACTGCACCAGCAGAAGTAACATTTGCTGCATCAGTAACATTTGCACCAGCTTCAATTCCGTCTAATTTAGAATTATCTGCACTTGTAAAATTAATCTGTGTTAGTCCACCATTACCAACAGAATATGTTGTATTAGTGTCAGTAGATGAAACAGTACCATTTGCAGCGATTGTAACATTAGTCCCTCCAGTTAAAGCAGCAACAACATTAGTTGTATCTGTAACGTCAGCACTTGCTTCAATAGCATCTAACTTAGATTTTAAAGTAGTAGTAAAATTCTTTTGAGTTAATCCACCATCTCCAACAGAATAAGTTGTATTAGTATCTGTTGATGATAAAACCCCACTACTTATACTTAAATTACTTCCTACTTTTATACCACCTAAAACTGAGCCAGATGCCGTTGGTAAAGAGAAATTATTTGCACTTGTAGCAATACCAGATAACTTAGAAGTTTGTGCAGATGAAATTCCAGTTTTAGCAGTATTTGCATCAATTTCAGCAATCGTTGCAGATGATAAAGCGATTGTTACAGAGCCACTTGTTCCACCACCAGTTAATCCAGTTCCAGTATTTACGGCAGTCATATCCCCAGTTGCAGATGATAAAGATACCCAAGCACTCGCAGTCGCATATTTTAAAATATCGCTTGATGTGTTGTAGTATAATTGTCCCTCAACTACGGCAGGGTCTGTCGCAAGTTTTTGCACAACTACGTTTAGTAATTGATTGTCATTTAAATCTATTGTACCTTGTACGTCTAGATTATTTAAAAATTTAATAGCCATTTTTTTTGTTTTTGTTTATTGTTAATTTATTAGTTAAAGTATGCCTTTCCACTAAAAGACGATACAAATGTTAGTGTTGCTTGTGTTGTTGAATTATAGCCAACTTGACCAATGACAACTGTACCAGCAGAATCTACAACTGTTACACTCGGAAATTTATTTAAATTGTGATTCACTACCCAAGTTGCCGAAGCACTAGATTGTGTATGTGCAAAGTGTTTGTCGCCAATTCCGTCTGCCGCTGATTTAAAAACGAGTTTACCAGTATTTGCTTCCGATACTAAATACTCATCTGTCGATGCTTGTGTTTCTGTTAAGGTAAATCCAAAACCAGTATTATAGTTTTCTGGTCTACCATTTGCTTCATTTACTAATACTAAATTTGTAGTATTGTCTGTTATTGTTTTAAATATTCTATGTGTAGTATCGTTTGCTGCCGTTAGTGATATAACTAAATCATCTATAATACTTGCAACTGTATCGTTAGTGTCTATTGCAATATCTATTCTTAAATCGCAATCATCTGGAGTAATTAAATTACCAAGACCTCCAACATTAAAAGCTACGCAAATTTTCTTAGTATTACTTGTAGTCCATAAATAAAAATATTTATTATTTAGGCTACCATTACTATCTGCAACTGGTACTAATGTAAGGGTGCTAACGTGATTTGTAGTTATATAAGATACGTTACCATCAATTTTTCCTATGACGCTATTATTACTCGCATCTTCAAATCTCTTTGGATTGTGTACTTGTGTCCCCTTTTGTTTACTATGAAAATTACTCATCTATTAATAAAATATTATTCCTCCCATTTTGTTAGCAGTAACATCTCCCATAGCGTCCTCATCTTTATCAACGCTATTTTTGTATGTAGGATAATCACTTAAATTATTGTCGTCTGTCATAAAATCTAGCATATCTTGTAAAAATAACGTTGCCTTTCTAAAACAATCTTGCTTAATTAAATCAAATTGTTTTGGACTAACGGCAGTTGAAAAGTCATCTATGTTTTGCATAACACCAGTACCAGTTGTCTGATATTGGATATCATTTAACATTTCAAATTTAACAAACCAGCATAATGTTCTAATTAGATAATCATTCATAAGTGTAGTATTAGCAGCAGTTAAACTAGAAGCTGAATTTTGTATAACTAATTCTTCGTAATATGCTCTACCAATAGTTTTTTCTATATGAGTAATTTCTGCTATCTTAATAATATCAGTAGTAATTAGACCACCATCAAAATTAGCAGTATTTAAGGTTGCTATGATTTGGGCTTTACTGACTAACGTGTTTAAGTTATTTACGTTATTATAAGGCATTATGCAGTTATTGTAGTTATTTCTATATCACAAACTAATGTGTTAGCCGTTCCTTTTACCATTAACATATCTGACAATGCAGTATCTCCCACAGCCATTTGATTATTCATTAGTAAATATGAACCTCCAGCACCTAATTTAATTTGATAAAAACTAGCTGCCCCATTGTGAACGGCAAGCGTTACAAAATTAGTATCATCTAAATTAGTTATTCTGAAATACTCTAAACTATCTCCCACAACTGTACCAGCAGAATCTGCCGCTGCAAAATTTATTAATACTGTTGATGTTGTTGCACAAGACATTATTCTCGTTGATACTTCTCCTTGACTAGCAACTTCGTGAGTAATAGTGTTTCCGTGTGAATGTCCGTTTAAAGATATTAGTTCTGTTATAGTGCTTGTAAGTGTTGCTGCCGTTACTGTTGTAGCCATTTTGTTTTATTTTAAATTTTAATATTCTTTTTTGTCTTTTTTATCTTCTTTTTCTTTTTTATCTTTTTCCTCTATTACGATTTCCTCTGCATCAGCATCTACATCTTCTTCTTCTTTTTGGTTGTTTAATTTATCGTAATTAGGTTTCTCATCATATCCAATAATACTTCTTAATTCGTTAATCTCTAATACTGTTGAAATATCAACATCACTAAAGAAAGAAATTGGTGGCTCATATTTAACGTTTAAATCCTCTGCACTAAATCCATTATCAATTAATACTTTTCTTATTGGCTGCATTAAATAGTTTACTGTATTTTTTACCACTGTTGTCATAACCATTTCGTAAGCTATTCTAATTTCGCTTCCAGTATTATTCATTTTACCAGCCGACACTATTCCAGACAATGCTGGTTGCCAGCGGTGTGCAGTTATAATGTTTTGATTTGTAGTGTTTTGTAAATCTAAAAAATTGCCCTCGCTTGTATCTCCAATAGGAGTTACTGTTGCTGGAGATGAATCTCCATTTTTTACCATAAATAAAATCTTCCCATTGTTGCCCTCTCCAGTAAATTTATTCTTAGCTTCTTCAATTAAGTTTTCTGCTTCATCGTCAGACATATCTCCGTTTATTTCAACTATTGCAGACGGCTGAAAATGATTTTTGAATTTACTATTATTCCATCTTCCAATCTCATAATCAACTGATATTGATTCTAATACGGCAATATAATCTGGCATTCCGTAATGAGTAAATTCTGGCTCATATTTTTTTAAGTGTATTGCACTTCTTTTAACACCACCATCTCTTACAAAATCTGGATACAATGGTAAAACAACTGCCTTTGCTTTAGTGTGATTGTAATTTTCCCAATCGTGATGTACTATAATGCTTTCAGTATCTTTTGCTTTTCTAACTTTCGTTGCGTCTATATGAAATAAATTAACACCACCTTCATAAGTTACTACCTCAATATAGGCATTTGCAAATGTATAATTATCAGATAATATCTTATACCATACATCAGTAAAATTTTCTGCGTTGCTATTTACGTTTTTAAAAAAATCAAGCAATTTTTCGTCCTCTGTCATAAATCCACACCCAAGAGAAAATGCTACTTTCTGCTCTAATATAGACCTATGTGTTGCAGACTTTCTTCGCAACATAGCCAAATGTTGAGGTAAATCGTTTTTAGCTTTATCTCCGAAAGGTATATAATCGTATGATAAATTTGCTAATTCTTTTTCCTCTGAAAAATCTCTTTGTGTTACAAAATTCATTACTTTGAATTTCACTCCACCAGAAATGCTATTTTTTCTTACTTGCTTTCTTTTTGTCATTAGTGTAAGTTGGTTTGTTTTCTATAATTTCTACTGAATCATATCCATTTCTATGTAAATTTTCTAACGTGCTTTGCGTTATGTGTTCTACAAAAATTTTTTCTCTACCGAAACGAATCCAAGTCGATGACGCTACATCATCTTTCAGTTTGTAAGTTACATTTTTTTTCATAATCTTATTTAATTTATTAATTATTTTTTCGTTCTTAGTTTTATTACAATTACAACTCATTATTTTATACAAGAAAAAAAGCTGGATAGTGAGCATAACTCGCTACCCAGCCTTTTAAAATACAAACACTATTTTCTGTTCCTTCTTAAGATAGAATGTATGACTGGTCTCCAGTCGTTTCTATTTCTACACCATTCCCAGATGCATCATATTCTCTAGGATATTCAGCCATAACACCAGTTAATTTTACAACTGTTTCGTTAGGGTCTTGTAATGCAGTTCCAGAATTTTGCTCTCCACTTCCAAACTCTAAGAAAGCGTCTGGAGAAAAGATGTTGTCATATCCTAATACAAACTTATAAGTTACATCAGTTGCATCAGTTGCATACGTTTCAACGATTGCAAATAATCCACAAGAATCTTTTAAGTTCTCTAATCTAGCATTTACTTCCGAAGTTATTTTCGGTATTGTAAATCCTAATTCAGTTTCTACTACTGTTGAGCCATTTTCTCTTGTTGCGTTAGCAGTGTAGTAAGCAGTTTCTCTGTCAAATTCAAATTTAAACATATATGCACCACCAGTAGTTACAAAACCACCGATAGATGTAAATGTATGTGTATTCGCAGCCGTTCCTATTGTAGCGGAAGTTACATTTGCTACCTCTCCTAAATAAATAGCTTTGATACCTCCTCTACGATTTCTGTCTGAACAAGTAATTACGTGTCCTTTTGTTAATACTCCCATTTTATTTTATTTTTTTAAGTTAGTAATTATATTGTATCGTTAGAATCAGCAGTAACAGTTAACTCAGCGTTTTTGAAATTCGTTCCAATTACATACTCAAATCTAAATCTATTAACTTTCTCATCTTTATTGTACCAAACATCAGCACCACTTACTGCATTATAATCAGTAGCAATAACAATGTTATTTTTAACAGTTAAAACACTAAGATGTCCATCAAGTTTTTTTGCTGGAGTATGTAAAGATTTAGCAGTTAAAGGTACTGCAATATTTGAATCAGTAGTTATATGAGTATCCCATTGTCCCATTTCTACAACTGGAATTCCTTGATAAGCTAAAGATGGAGTTCCGTTTACAGAAGATAGGTAAGCTAATTCTTGGTTACCAGTTCTTAATGTTGCTCTGTAATTATCACACATTGAACGAGTTGCAAAGAATACTAAATCAGCTCTATTCTCCATTCCTTCGTTTGGCATAGCGTTTAATTGTGCTTGAAAAGTATCTCTTGCAGTATTAGCAATTAATGTAGAAACTACTTCTAATTTCTGTGCAGTTGGTAAACCAGCTAATTGCTTTAAAATTCCATCATAAGAATTATAGTCAGCATAAGCATTTGCAGCATTTGCTGAATCAGAAAACCATAGTTGTCTTTCTAAATCTCTTTTAACACCTCTTAGCATAATGTCAGCAACAATCGTTTGTAAGATTGTCCCAGTAATATCATCTTTGTTTAATCCTAATTTTAGTAACTCTCCTTTAATTGTATTAAAGAAAGTTCCACCTGATTGCTCAATTTCTGCTTCCATTCTTGCAACAGTAATTGTTCTTTGCGTATATGTTACACCAGTTTGACCTTGAAATCCAGCAGCTTCTGCTATTGTGATTTTATCTAGTGTAGAAAATTTGTCTAGTTTTTGTGAAGACTTCACATTTGTCATTATCTCGAAATAATCTAAAGCACTATTCTGTACGAATAATGGTTGTAGAAAATACTTTTGAGCATCTTCTTTAGAATAAGTTAATGAGCTTGTAATTAGATTTGCCATTTTTTTCTTTTTTTATTTGTTAATTATTAGTTCTTTTTTGTAAAATTGAAAGCACCATCTCCATCAATCATTTCATTTGCAGTATCTCCCCAAACATTTGTTTCGGAAGAATCTGGTGTAGTAACCACAGGGTCTGCAGTTTCTTCTACTTCACTAGGTGTAGCATTATGTTTATTTATTTCTGCTTCAAGGTCTGCTTTTTCTACTTCCATAGATGCAATAGTTTCTTCCATTGTAGCAATTAAACTTTTTGAAGAATCTAATTCAGTATGTACTGAATCTAATTCAACTAATTTTTCAGAGAATCCAATTATCTGTTCCTTGATACTTTCATCGTCTGTAATATTTACTGTAACATCTTCTGTTACTTCTTTAGCTTCTACCTCTGTATTTGTTACAAAATTAGCAACTGCATTTTTAAGGTCTAAAAGCATATTTTTAACTTCTTCCATTTCTGTATTATTTTCGTTAGTATATTTATCTTCTACCCATTTAGGTATATTATTAGTTATCTTTGTCAAATCAAAATGAGCAGCTACTTTGATTGCTTCGGTTACATTATCAATTAGTCCTACTTCCATAGCTTCGTTACTTGTAAACCAAGTTTCCTCGTCCATCATTTTGATAATTTCTTTTTCAGAAATATTTGATTTTCCTTTATAAATTGTAACCATTTGTCCTTTCATTTTATCTAATAATTCTGCTCGTTTAGATAAATCTTTACTCTCTCCCATAACTCCAGCCGAAGGATTGTGAATCATTATTAAAGAATTTTCTGACGCTGATATTGAATCTCCAGCCAACATAATGATTGAAGCCATAGACGCTGATAATCCTTCTATTTCAATAGATACTTTTCCGTCATATTTTTTTAAGGCATTATAAATAGCCATACCCTCAAAAACATCTCCACCTACTGAATTTATCCTTACAAGAATATCATCTCCTTTAGCATCATTGATTTGCTCAATTACGTTTTTAGCCGTAAGGTCAAAGCTACCAATTACGTCATAAATTAAAATTTCTTTCATATTGTTTGTTTGTTTAATGCAATAATACTAAATATAAATTAAACAGTTTACGAAGTTATTAGCGATAAATATTGTTACTCGGTTGTAATTTTTTTTGATACTCGTAAATAATTGTCTGTATTTGTCTTTCTGACAATTTATATTCTATGCTAATATCTATAAAAGTATGATTCATATGTCCATCATTATCTTTTAACTTTTTATAAAAATCTTGTATTATTAAATAATTTCTTAATGCTACTGGCTTAATCGTTCCGTTCTGTGATAAATGAAATATAATATCCTTAATCGTTGCACCATCTCCAAAACGAACTACAATCTCGTTTTTTAAAATATCACAAAATTTAAGTACTCTTTTTATATTATTTCTCTTTCCCATAAATCAAATAAAACAAAACTCCAAAATTTAACAACAGTATCTCTGCAATCTACACAATTATATTCTTCCTCGCTAAAACTTTCCATACTTTGAAATAAATTATTATAATGCGAAAATAACTTTTTAATTTCCTTATTACTATGTTTATTGTATTTACTAAAATATTTTGCGTTGTTATTAAAGCAATAATGCACCTTACCTCTAATCAAATCATTAACTGCATTTGCTTCTTTTACTACCACTTCTTCTTGGGACATACTTTTGACTTTATTTTAGTTATTGACGCTAAAGGACATTTACACAAACTGCACCCAGCACCATTAAAGATTAATAAATATTTTTCACTTTTGTACTCACAAGAATTACATATAGCCATTCTTTCTTTCCTTACTTCATTATTTGTAAATAAATTCCACATAATTATATTTTTTAAAAACTCATTCTCGATTCCATTACACTTACACTTTTTTGTGTGCTACTAATTGATTGCTCTGTTACTACAACTTCTTGCGAATTTAATGCTTCTGCTATTCTACCAACATCTTCATCAGTCATCTGGCTTTGATTTTGTCTTTTAATCTGTCCGTCTAACATTCGTGTTATACCACCATCTGCAAACTTAACGCCACCACCAGCTTGATTTATTGCTGACAATTCATTTCTAAACATTGATGTTGATTGCTTATTTATTATTGCTTCCCCACCTTCTGCTTCCATTAGTTTTCCTCCAGACCTAAATTTAATACCTCCGTTTTTATGACTTGCACCACTAAACATACCTCCACGTTTTAATTCTCCACCATTTTCAAACTCCTCTGCTATAAGACCACCATCTGCAAACGTTGTTTTATCAATAGTATCTAATTGGAATTTAGTCATAATTACTTGTGCAGCAATCGGAATCAAACTTAAAGGCCAAGGAATAGTAGATGCTATTTTCATAACTGCTTGAGCACCACTTAAAATTGCTTGTTGCTTACTTGTTTTTTTATTTCTCTCAAATGCTTCCCTTTCAATTATTTCTTTTTGTCTATCAAATTTTTGTGTTATTCTTAATTCAGCAGCAGCTTTTTGCTCATCTGTCATTGTTTTATAACGTGATGATTCTTTAAGGTTTTGCATCTCCGTAGATTGTTGCTTATCTAATCCCTTAACTCTTTCTTCTGTTTCCTTATTTAATAAATCTGCCCTAGCACCAATAATATCATTTACGGCAGATAGTCCCATCATTGTTGCTGCAAATGCTTCTTCTCCTTTTTCTCCACCACCAAACAATTTCTGCATTATATTATCTTCCCCCTCTACTCCAGACGCTGATTGTCCAAGTTTAATAATCATTCCATCTAATTCTGCTATTCGTTTTGTGTCAGCATCTGATAATGTTTCTCCAGCTTTTACTCTCGCAATTATTCTTTGAATCTCTAGTCTGTGTAATGTTGCTTGTGCTTTATTAACTCTATCTGCAACACCTTCTCCTTTTCCTAATGTTGCTATCAATGCTTCGTTAAGTGCAATTTCTTCATCAATTTTTTGTAATACAGTTTGTTTTGATGCTGCACTATTATCATCTCCAGTTTTCAATTTTTTATCTAAAACAAGAATTTCTTTTTTAATAGCTTTATATTTATCACTATCTATTATTTCTTTCTTTAGTAATTTATTATATTCTTGTTTCTTTTTATTGATTTGTTCTATTGTAGCAGATTGCATTTTATCAATCTTTTCTTTGGTCATTGTAGTATCAGTTCCTTTTTTCATTAATACATTTAACTTCCGTTGTGATTCAACTATTTGTTTAGTAGCGTTATTAAAATCACTACTCCCTTCTAAAGACGCTGATTTTACTTTTTCTAAATCCATCAATTTTTGTCTGTAACCATCTATTGATTTTGTATAAGTTTTATTTGCTATTTCTTTTAAAGTTAGACTATCAGTATATGCAAATTGTTCTTTTTGTAGTTCTGTTATGTATAAAGACAAAGCGTCTATTTGTCTTTTAGTAGCAGTTGTATCTTCACTTTTGTTTTTGATTCCTTGCAACGTATTATATAAAACAATATTTTGATTCGTTCCTAATGCCATAAAAGCACTTCCTGCTTTTTCAAGCCAATTAACATTGTCGGATGCTTTAGAATTTTCTAAATCAAGTAAATCATTTGTTAATTCTTGTAATTTTTGTTGAGCACCTTTCATTTTAGCATTTGTAATTAGTGCTTCTGAATTTCTTTTTAATGCTGCACTACTTGCTTCTGTATTTATATTTTCTAATGTTAGATTCCCATTCAATTCACGTACTTCTGTATTTAGTTTAGCAACTGCTTTTTCCCTCATTTCTGTACTATTGGATTCATCTTTAGCCAAATCAACTAACGTGTTTATGTTAGATATTTGCTCTCCAGTTTGTTTTGCTGCATCTATTCCAATGTTGTCTATATTTTTTTGTGATTTTTCAACTGCCGTTAATTCTTTAGACCAATTTGATAGAGCATAACCTATGGCTAAAATAGCCGCTGCAACTGCTACATAAGGATTTTTCATTAATGCTGAATTTAATAATAAGGTTTTTGCCCTTGCAACACTTGCACCTATTGAAAAACTTTTTAACTGTAAATTGGTTAGCATTATACCTACCTTATATAATCCCCAAGCAACGGCTCCAGTTTTTAATAAAAGAGCTATACGTGATGAATGTTTAATAATCCAAGAAAGAGAATCTATAACTGCTATAAATATTGGTTTTAATTCTTCTCCTAATAATACTTTTTGTGCTGTGTATTGTGAATTAAGCCTAGATTGTGATTGCTCTAATGTTTCTTGTTGCATCGCTACTGCTGCTGCTAAACTACTATTTTCTCCGTAATCAGTATTTACTTGTTGTAGTATATTGTCGTAGTCTTCTAATTGTGCAGTTCCTAATGCACCTACACCAGTCAATGCTTTAACGTTTGGAATCAATGCCGTTAGTGCATCAGCGTCTTTCTCGGCTGCTTTAGAAATTTGTTTAAGGGTATTCATAAATCCTTCCCCTTTTAATGCCGTTACTCCATAAGAAATACCTAATCTCTTAAATTCTTTTTGAGCCGTTTCAGATGGCTTAATCAATGCACCAATAGCACCCTTTAAAGCCGTAGTTGCTACGTTAGTATTTAATCCTTGTTTAGTTAATACTGCCATTGCAGATAATAATTCTTTATATCCTAAACCAGCTTGTTTTGCAATAGGTGCAACTGTACCAATCGTTGTAGATAATTCTTCCACAGTAGTCTTACCAAATTTCTGTGCAGAGAAAAAAGCTGCAGCCACTTCCGTAGCATCTTTAGTTTCTAATCCAAAGGCATTTATTATTGTTGTGATTCCATCTGTTGCAGTCGTTAAATCTGTAACACCACCGATTGCTAACTCAGATGCAACTCGTAAAAAATCAACTGCATCTGCTGCTGGTACTCCAGCCGATACTGCATCAAATAGTGCCTTATTCATATCCTCTATCTCCAATCCGAACTCTTGCATTACTTCGATTGCACCAGTCTTTAATGTATCTCCAAATTTATCTATATCAGCACTACTCATCAATGACAGAATATTAGTAAATCCTTTTTCAAATTTTCCGAAATCTCCAGTTACTTGCTGCACTACTCTACTGATTGCTTGAAATGCAACAACTGCACCACCTATTGCTAATCCAGTCGCTGCTAATTTTTCTTTAACACCACCTAATGCACTACCATAATTACCTACGTTTCTAAAATTATTACCTAATGATTTATCAAATTCTTTTAGCTTACCATTGTTCGCAGTGTACTCTGCTTTCATTTTTTTCATAGCAGCCGTGTTATTGGTCAAGCCACCAGTTGTACCTTTAATTTTTGTAATTAGTTCTTTATTTCTTGCTACTAATCCATTGTATGAGCCATCTAATTTTTGTGATGCTTTACTAGAATCAAGGATTGCTTTACTTTCTTTATTGCGTTCTGAACGTAATTGCTTTAATTTTAATTTAGTATCTACAATATTTTTAGCGTGAATCTTTTGCATACCAGCATTTTTCTTACTGGCAGTTGTCATATTTTTTAGTTTTTGTTCTGCCTTTGTGATTGCAGCTTCCAACTGTTGAAGGTCTTGTGTCCCTATGATTTTTATATCAATTATCTTGCTTATCTTACTCATATTTGATTATCCTTTAATTACTTTATTAACTGTTTCTTTGTCCTCTGTATATAAATCAATTATATTCCCATTATCATCTTTAGTTACCATTCCACTACCACCACCATTTTCTCCTAAATGTACTGCACCACTACTATCTACTACTAAAACATTTCGTCTGTCATTGTCCGAAGTACCTCCACCTATTACTAAAATAGCGTCATCATCTTTTTTATTATATTGTCCTAATATAATTTGATTCTGTTTTTGTGTTGTCAAATTACTACCAAGCAATATGTTTCCATTTTCAGATGGGCTATCATTGTTACCTCGCAATACCAATCCTTCATTAGAATATGATTGACCTCTATCCTTTATTCTTGCTTTATCATCTATTCTAGTATTTCTATTCTTTCCTAATGTTGGTTGTTGTTTACGAAGTTTTAATTTTACGTTATCTTTTACATCTCCAAATTGGATTAGTTCTACTTTTGTAGTTCCTTGTGTGCTTGGTTTATAATCTATTACTTTGTGTATTATCCAGTATCCACCATTTGCACCAGCATTGTCTGTTATCCAAACTGGTTTTTGTAAATCTAATTGAGAGATATCTCCAGCTTTTAAATCAAAATATACTGTTTTAATTCTTGGGCTATCAGATAATTTATTTATAAATTTTTTCCAATAGGTTTTGTACAATCCATCTATTGCTCTATCGCCATAATCTAAATTAGCAAAATTAGTATCTGTATCGTGGAATGTACTTGCAGATGGATATATATTACTTAATCCATTATTGCCGTTTTGCCAGCACCAACTTTGATAGACTCCTTCAATACCAGGTGTTGGCTGCATACCTTCATACGATAGTATTCTCATATGATGTGTTTCCATAACTTCTGGCTTCTGACTATGTGCTATGTCCTCAATATATTCTGATACTATTAAAGGGATTCTAACTAAATTTGATTCGCTTTGTGAGAACTCCCATTCTTCAAACATATATGTTGGAGCCGTTATTGGATTACCTACTTCTTCAATTTCATCAATAAAGCCATCTGCTAATAATACTTTTAATGAATGATACTCTTGTAGCAAATCTTGTTCAATCTCATCAACATATCCATCTCCACTATCTTTAGCATATTTAAAATATAATTCTTTTCGTATATCGTCTAATATAAATTTAGTTGTCTGTGGTTTACTCATATCCATTTTTCCACTCCAATCTTGTGCTTGGTTTCTTCCTAAATAAAAATCATTATAAGGCTCAACAGTAACTGATTTCTCTAACTCGTTTGTATCCCAGTATAAATTAAACATACCAGTTACTGCTTTTACTAAATCAATTTTTGGAATATCACAAGGTAAATATGTACCCATTTGAATTTTATCTCCGTATGCTACTCTACCTACTCTATCTACTTCAAATGTAGTTTCTGGCAGAAATCCACCATTTGCATTTTTTATATCATCAAAATTACCTATCTTCAATGTTCTAGAATGTTGGTCTTCCCCTACTATTTCTCCTTGCTTTCCGTGTAATACCCAGCACATTTGATTTTCTGGAGATACATTATTTAAATGATTATTTGCTTCTAAATTTGTTATAAATATACAGACCTCATCTCCAGCCAATAATGGTTGAGTACCAGTATTCAATGATAATGTCTGCCAGTGTATATGAGTATATTGTCCCGCTGGTTGCTGACTCACATCTAAGGTTATTGTTTGCTGACTTATATCGTCATTTAATACATCACTAATAAGTATTAAAGGGTCGTGAGATGTGGGTTGAGTTATTGGGCATTGTGTCATAGCCCTAAACATAGCATCTTGATTCCCCCCTAATACATAACCTCCAAGATTGCTGGTTGGAGTTAAAGAATGTGGTCTATCATTTACTTGTAAATCTCTAAATACAATAACCGCTGCATATACTTCCGAGCCAGTTAATCTACCACATTGTATTTCAGAACGTATCTCATAATCTCCATCTTTTTGTACTGTCCAAGAATGATAAGGTGCTGGAGATATATTTCCAGTTCCCTCATCGTAGTCGTGTCCGTGCCTCATAGGATAGGACTCGTTTAATTCTGATACATAAGTAGAATCGTGAGTAGCTAATTTTTGACGACCATATACATCTTTATCCTCCGTATCAAATGGAAGTAATTTTTCTATACCCCTCTGCCAAGGGTCAGGGTCTCCACTCCACGAGGTATATCTGCGTATCCATCTTGCTTGTAAATTATCTGGAAATTGGTCGTGTACAAGTAATGCTTGGAATCTTGCTCTAACCTCACTATCTCTATGTCCTAATGGATTGTCTTTTGTCCAGTTGTCTAATGATGTTGGTATAATTAATTTTTCAAATAAATCCGAATTAAAGAAATTACTTTTTATAGTATATCCAGCAGCATTAAAATATGTGTTTAGTAAATTTTTAACAAAGTATGATGGTCTTACTTCTGATAGGTCTATTTTTTTTACGTAGTTCTGACCACCTACCCATTTTGTTTTCTTCCATTCTCCCCAGCATATAACTGGTAAGCACCAAACATTATTAGGAACAGTATTTATTTCATTCCATAATCCGTTAGTCCATTCGTGTACAATACCACCATCAAAATTGCTTGGGACATCACACATAAATTCTTCAGAGAATACCTTTCCCCAAGTAATATTACTTCCTAAAATTGTAACACTATATGATGTTAATTTATCAAATGAAGTTATTGATTTTACTTGTATCCCTCCAACAATCAAAACATTACTGTTTAATGATATTCTACACTCAACACTATTATCTAATAATGATGTAAAATTAACTGCATTATCAAATCCTATATTGTTTAATACTTTATTATTGTTTTTAGTTGCTGGGATATTTAATGTCTTACTATATGTTCCAGTCGTTTCGCTTACATTAATAATGTTTTTAATTCCAAAATTAAGGGCTAAAGGAAAATTTGTTGATTCAAATAAATCCAAAGTACCTAGTATTTCATTATGTTTAAATACCTCAACCTTTACATCTCCGTTTACCATTTATCTCTGTGTTAATATTTCGTTAGACATTCTTAATGACAATGTCATTTGTCCTACTGATTTACCTTTTGGCTTTGTATTCATTTGTTTTGTAACGCTATAAACTGCGTTGATTTTTCCAGTCTGTAAATTCTCTACCCATATTTGAGGGCTTGTAATTATTTCTGATAGCCATCTCAATTCAGTTGCTATATGGAATTTACTTTTAACTGTGATTGTTTCATTAGCTATAATGTTAGTAGATGATAATGTTCGAGAACTACTGCCGTAAGTATTATTAAATAAATAGCCCATTGAATTAATATCTTCTGTATTAGACCTTCTATGACCTAAAGGAGATTTAGTTAATTTGCTTTTTACACTTGTTGTTACTTGCAACTCGCTATTAAATGTATATCCATCAATACCACCTTTTCTGTTTTTCCAATAGACTCTTAATCGTTCCGTAGAACATTTTTCCTTATCTATTATATAATGACCTATTTCCGATACTTGTGCAGCATTATGGTCTTGCACCCAGTAACTAACTCTATATGCAGCATCCTTAATACTGTTCCAAGCACTAACTCCTATTTTTTCTATTATATTAGGAACTCCAACTCCTATTGAATTTAATCCCTTTCCTAGTTTATTTGAAAGACCATCATATAAAGCATTTGATATATTACCACTCCAAACGTTTGGTCTAGCAGCTTGAATCTCCTCTGAAAAAGGTGATATTATATATCTTAATTGCGTTGCTTTGTGAGTATTAAAAATATAAGCATAATCATTATCAGTATGTGATTGCTTTGTAAGACCACTTTGTTTAAAAGGTAGATTCCCTCCACCCATAGGTCTGCTTGTTAAAAAATGTCCTAATCCATTTTGTGTGCTTGAATCCATATGAGTTCTATAAATATCATAAAATGTTGACTGACTTAGATTAAAGGTTTCTTCGTGTTGTGTTGCAGCATCAATACCATACGCTTCCCCAGTATTATACCAGGCATTCATATTGCTATTATAGTAAATCTCTCCAGAAGGTGCTACCAATTCTTCTGTCATTATTAATTTAAATCTAACGCTTCCAGTATACATAACTTCGGCTAGGTGTAAATTTTTAAATCTTATTTGTGTTTCAATTTCATCTGCTAATATTTCAGACGGATTAATAAAAAAATCTCCAGCAGTTCCGTATTCTTTTGGTTGTCTTAATATACCACTAACCGCTACCCAGTTCCCCATAGGGTCTGCTTTATGAATTTGATATAATAAATTTACAGCATCTGTGCTAGTAAACTTCCATACAAAAGGTCTGCTTAAATCATATAATACTTTATAGTTTCCGTTTTCACTAATCATAACTAATACTTTTTCTTCTTGCCTTTAGACTTAGGTTTTGTTTTTGTTCCGTATGCTTTTTTCTTTTTAGCCATTGTCTTATAATTTATTTAATATTAAATCTACTGATTTATTTAATTCTCTAGTTACTACTTCATCTATTCTATTTTGCCTTGCCTTAATTGCTTTATCAACAAAATTTATTCTGCTTCTATCAAATCTTCCGTTCATTGTAGGCATACCTTTTTTGCTATGTGTATATGCAATAGCGTATGCTATTCCTCTAATTACTGCATCACTTCCAGCCACTCCTTTTCTTCCTAGCCATTCAACTAAAGCATTGATTCTTGCTGGTGCTTTTGGATATCTAATTTGTGATGCCTTAACTCCTTTGTCTAAAAATGTCCAGTATGAATTTCCGAATATGCTAACAGATGTTTCTTCTGGTTGTACTTTTAAACTCTTTATTAATCCTCCAGCCCTATTTGTTCTTCCTTGCTTAATCAATTCAATACCAAATGCTTTAGCATATTCCTCGCCAATTAATCTTAATATTTTTTTATTGATTAACATATTAATATAATAAGCAATCAGTAAACGCTGATATCTCAATAGTGCAAACTATACCAACTGCATTATCGTTAAATTCTCTTGATACTCTTTCAATCTGCCAGCCACCACTTAGTATATATTTGTCCTCATTATTCTTAACCAATGCTTGAATAGTGGCTTTAAATTTTTCCTTTAAATTATCTAATGTAAATGCTAATCCAGTTGTCATATCCTTATTATTATCTAAAGCATCTGCATTAAAATCGTAACAATGGAATACACAA